TTCATGATCATGCTCCTGTTTCGGAAACTGCGACCGATAGGCCGGTGATACTGATCGCACCGGGGGTGGTGATGGCCAGTCCGGCAGCGGCGGATATAGCAGCTGTTGTCAGTAGCCCCTCAACCGTTACATCTGCTGCGGTAACATCGCCTACAGCAGTTATATCGCCGCCGACCTTGATATTTCCGGATACGTCCAGCAGCGGCGTGGTCAAGGTAATTTTTGTCGAGGCGATAATATTTGCCTTCGGAGCGGTTATGGTGGCGCTGACGGCGCAGGTGGCGGTCAACGTGTCACAGCCGGTGATCTCGATGGCCTTGCCGCGCTTGAGCTTGATCACCTGCCCCTGGTCGTCATAGAGCGCCACTTCCCCGGCCTGCAGATCCTTGAGCCGATAACGACGATCGTCGATCGCGATGACGATGCCGTGGTCGCGGCTGCCGCCAACGGAGAGAAAGACCCCTTCGGCGCCGGAGAGCGGCACGCTGGTGAGGCCGTAGTTCTGGAAGCGCTCGACCCCATCTCGGGTCTCGTCGGCCAGCAGGGCGATCTGCACCTCCTGAAGCTTCAAGGCGTCGCTCACCAGGCGGACGATGCCGCGGCTGACGGTGAGCCGGATCCGCCTGGCGTAGGGTTGAATCAGCTTGTTAAAAACCCTTACCATGGGGAGATGCCTTTGGCCTTTTTGTCCCGGATGGTGTTGTCCTTGGAGGTGCCGGCGGGATTAACACCGCCGCTCTTGCTGGATCTCCGGACGTTGGGGAGGTTGATCAGCTCGAAGGCCTCCTTGCGGCAGACCTCGATTTCGGTGCGGCTGCCGTTGTCGTCCAGGTGGAAGACTACCTTGGGGATGATCAGCTCCGGAGGCGCGTGGAGAAAGTCGTCCTGGACCTTTACCAGGCGGTTGGGGAGCCAGAGACCCTGGCCGCACTCCCAGCCGGTGACGGTGTAGACGGCGCGGCTGCCGCGGCCGGCGCGGATGTTGCGCTCCCACACGGCCCGGTCCCGAAAGCTGCTGCCGCTGCCCGGCTCGGCAAAGATGATCAGGGGGCGATAGCGTCCGATGGCGTCATCTGAACAGCTGGCCTTGGTCTGGGCGTGCTGCGCCGTGGTGGTGTCATCGTGGCCCGGGTTCTGCCCCTTGATGATGTAGATGCTGTGGCGATCCTTGTTGCTGAACGTTCCGGAGAGCTTCTCGATGTTCTGCCCCTTGACCAGGGCGACGGGTGAAAGTTCGCGGCCGGAGCGGGTCAGGAGCAGGTTGCCCTGGCCGTCGCTCATCAGCAGGATGCCGCGCATGCGGGCGGCGCGGTCGAGGGTTTCGAAGGCGGTCTCACACTCCTGGATGGCGAACTTCCGGAACTTGTCGCCGGCCGGGACGAGGAGCTTGACGCCGATGCCGAAGGGCCTGCAGACGTCCACCGCGATGCGCTCCAGCGTGACATTGTGCCATTCGCCGCTCTTGTGGATCGCGGAGCAGTCGACCAGGTCGCCGGTCTTGTCGCGGCCGGTGATCCTGACGCTGTGGCTCCCTTTGTCGTATTCCGGCGCGGCGTCGTCGACGTAGCCGGTGATGACCGGGGTCTGTCCGATCAGCACGCGGCACTCGTCGCCGGGGAAGATCGGCCACATGGTGTCCTGGTCGGCCCAGCGTTCGGAGACGGACAACTCGAATTCGCCGGCGATCTGCTCCATGCCGAGGGTGACCCGAACACTCTGCCAGCCGCCGTAATTGGCGCCGTTCACCTGGAGGGTTACGTCAGGCATTGGTCAGGACCTCCAGGGGCTGGCCGCCGGGGACGAAGCCGGGGTGGCGGATGCGGTTGCGGCCGACCAGGTTGCCGTCTTCGGCGGCGTCGCCGTAGATGTGATAGGCCACGACCAGGGCCGGCAGGGTGCGTTTCGGCGTGTAGGGCACGATGCGGGCCAGGTTGGCGCCTCTGGCGGTAATGTCGGTGATGACGGCGCCGCGCAGCTCGACCAGGGCGATGTACACGGCGTCGGGGGCGCTGTCCAGCAGCTGGTCGAGCCGGTCGGTCAGTTCGGTGCGCAGTTGCTGCGCCTCCGGATAGCTGGTGAAGTCGGCCTGGGCCGAGGCGCGGGCGGCCTCGATGACGGCGGTGCGCTGGATCAGGCTGATCACCGCCTTCTGATTGTTCGCCTGGCTGATGCGGCTGCCGGTGGTGGTCGGTACCGGCGGCTGATCGGCGCCGAAGCTGAACAGCTCGCCGTAGGCGGCGATCGCGGCAAAGGGGTTGTTGGTCAGCAGCGTGACGGCGGCGATCAGTCCCTGAACCTCGGCGACCAGGCGCCGGACGGCATTGAGCTTGTCGAGGGCGGACTGCACCATCGCCTGGGCGGCGGCGGTGATGAAGGCCGGCTTTTTGGCGACGCTCATCACCGCGGCAAAGTCGTTTTTTACCGAGATGGCGGCGGCATCGGCCTTGGTGGCGACGGAGCCGGCGGTGTCGATGGAGGCGGACGGCTGTTTGTTGGCGCCGGCCTGGACGAACGGCAGCGTGAAGCGGGCCATGCCGCCTTCTGTGGTGGACTCGGAGATCCGGGCGCGCGCCGTGAGGGCGACCTGCATCGCGCCGAAAGTGGGGTGGACGAGCACGCCGGGGCCGGGGGTCTCCAGGGCGGCGATGAGGCGGTCACGGGCCGCCATGTAGTCGGGGCCGATGACCAGCACGTCCAGCGTGAATTCACGCGGGGCCTTGCCTAGATCTTCGATGTAGGCATCGTCGCGGAGGGGATAGTCGTGGCGGGCGCTCTTACGGCCGACCTCAAAGTCGGACTTCTGCCAGAAGAACGGCGCGCCGCGGAAGGAGCCCTGCTGCAGGTGATCGCGCCAGGCCATCAGTGGCCCCTCATGGTTAAACCGCTATCGACGTTCACGTCCATGCCCCGCGACTGCAGGTTGGTGACGCGGGCAGAACCGCCGTTACCGGTGATCTCGATGGCCAGCTTCGACTCCTTATTGCCCAGGGCGGCGGCGATGCGGTTGAGTCCGGAGCCGATCGCGTCGCCGATGGCGGTGCCGTCGATGAGATATTTGTTGATGAGGGTGCCGGCGCCGTAGCCGGCTGTTGCGGCGGCACCGACAAAACCGGCATTCCGGGCCAACATGCCGGCGGTACCGAGCACCTTGCCCGCTTTGCCAACAGTGCCGCCGGGAACATCGCCGCCGGGTAAACCGTTGGGAAACTGTTTGTTGACTACGTAGACCGGGATCGGTCCACCTTTGCCTAAACCGCCGAGGCCGCCTGCAGCACTGCCGCCGCCCTTACCTCGGCCGAGCATCCCACCGATCTTGCCTGCTGCCCCCAGTACCTGGTTAATTACCATCGCACCGCCGAAAACGGCGGCAAGGCCGGTCCCGAGTTTTAACCAGTTCTGGACAGTCTCCGGTTTGAGACTGTTCAGATAGTTCGCCACCGATCTGATTGGCCCAATGAGTTTGTCATTGGCAAATGTCTGCCCGATGTTCTTTAAGGACTGTATGGAGGCATTAAACTCCAGGGCATTGCGAACTGCGTCGGCAGTGGTGACAGAACCGTCGGCGTGAACGTTGTAATACTTCTGCAGGTTCTCGGCCAGGTTGGAAACCTGAAGGCCGCGCATAGCCTCAGAATCACCGACCAGTGCACTCAACACCGTACCCCGCCCTTTTGTTTTTGCGATAATATCCGCCATCAGCTCGTTGATCGGGCGCAATTCCTCGCGGCCTTCTTTCAGCGCTTTCGGGTCAAAAACAGTGATGCCGGCGGCATACAGCGCTTTTACTTTTTTTGCATCGGAAAGCACTCGTATCAGTGCTTCAAAGGAAGTAGCCGCTTGTTCCACATTACCGGTGCCACCTTTGATTGTCTGCAAGGCCGCGCCGAGTTCCCTGACAAATGTTGCCGGGTCGGCACCTTTACGCTTCGAAGCATAAGCAGCAAAGACACGGGGACCTACCGCAGCGAGATCCCGCGCTGCGACGGCACCGGCTTTCCCCTGAACGTTGAAAATGTCGATGGCCTTCAAGACGTTGTCGGGGCTGGCCGCCTTGTCGAGTTTTTGGAGTTCGGTGACCATGCCGCCGATATCCTTTCCCGATGCGGCAGTGGCGCGAATCGCCAAGCCCATGTTGCGCAGGTTTTTCT